GGCCATGTTCATATAGTGAAGGTCGCCAAGAATGGTGTCAAGCGATGGGCGCACGCTAATTAAAACAAAAACAAAACTAAAAAATTAAAAAAAACCAAAAACAAATACTAAAAAGCAAAAAAGCTTTTAGTATTTGTTTTTGGTTTTTTGGTTTTTTTGTACATTTTGAAAATGTACAAAAAAATTGACATGAAATAAGTAAATAGTTATATCATCCCTATCTCATACCAATAACCAAACATATTTTGATACAATAAAAGAAATATATAAGATGAATAATAGCACATCGAATATTGTTCTCCGTACTGAGAACACTCAGACAACGATTTCTGCTATGAACTTTGACTTTGCAGGGCGCAGAGGAGCAAATGATTATGATCCTTCGAAGCAAATTCATATTCATCGTAGAAATCGTCCATTTGTTTGGAACACATCAATGCAACAAAAACTTCTAGATAGCATCCTAAAGGGATATTATATTCCTCCCATTATCTGTTCATCCATGATTGATAATAATACAGAACATCGTTTCGTAATGGAAGGTGGTAACCGTATCACTACATTTCGTTATATTCTTAATAATCATGTCAGACAACTTACTAATGAGGAAAAAAGCAAAGTTGAAGCATTTCCTATTACTCTTGTGGTAATGCGAAATCTAACCTCACAGCAGCAACGAGAAATGTTTCGCCGATTAAACAAAAATGTAAATGTATCGGACGGACAGTTATACGCAATGTCCGAGGAGGATTCACTTTTAGTTCAAGAGGCAATGGCTCTTTTGGAGGATGACAACTATCCAATTCGTGAATTACTGGTTAATCATTTTGGAGAATTAAAAGGAAAAGATACCGATAGCAAGGGTATTCTTGCAAATGCGGTAGGAATCGTTAGCGGTATAATCTATGGTCCTAAATTCCTTACAAAATTATATAATATTCAGGAAGAAAAGATTGAAACAAAAGATACGATAAATAGACAAATGATTATTACAATGTTAGGCAACGCTTTAGAGATATTCGGCATAGCTGATCAGAAAACACCAGTGATTAAAAAGAATAAACGTGGACAATTCACGATTGGAAAATATATTGGAGCCATCCTGTATGATCTTCATACAAACCCAGGAGAAACCAGAAAAATACAACATAAGTGGTCAGAGTATATTATTAAGGTTCGCAATGGAGATCAATACGCAGATGACGCTGTAAAAATCAAGGGAGCGCAAAATCTAAATCCAGATAAATTAAAGAGAATCAGCGAAAGTGTCCGAATTTATCTCGCAGAGAATAGGATTGCTACTCATGAAGAGCTCAAAATCTTACACCATCCAAGAGATGATATTCAGACAACTGATGACGAAGATGATGACGAAGATGATGACGAAGATGATGACGAAAACGTAGCAATCAACGATATGTAAGTATAACAAAAGTAGCATAAAGAACAATAATAAGATGGCAAATGACACATTGTGAAGCGATAGGGTTCTAATTTAGAATAAAAAATAAAAACAAAATACAAAAACAAAAAATCTAAAACGAAATAAATACATAAGCCGAAAGGTTTTTGTATTTTAATTTATTTATTTTTACTTCGCAAAATGATAAGACATATCAAAGAATAAAAAATATAACCAAACACAATTTACAAACACTATTTTATCCCGGGAAGCCAATCAATTGGAAACCGGCACCGAGTCCAATACCCTGACGAACAGAAGGAGCTATCGCAGGGGCAACCAAATCNAGGACTGCGAAGATGGCAGCTGCCACCAGACCAAGGGTGACAACATCNCCNACGGCCATTGTTTTAGAAGGCAATATGGCGGCNACAATACCAACCACGAGACCTTCAAGGGCATACTTTACGAGACGAACAATAAGTTCTTGGGTATCAAAGGAGTAATCCATATCTTGCTATAATAACTTGCTATAATATTCTAAGAAATTTTCAAAGGTGTTGCCTATTTAAGATTTTGGTTTTACAATGATTTATAAGTAGCAATGACTGAAAAGAACCCCGATGTTATCTATACTCGCGATGTTGATTACCTAGATGAGGATAAGGCTATCCGTGGACAGAATTATGTATGTGTTTCCTTTATCTCCCCCGAGGATATTCTGGCAAACAAGGAAGTTTACCATATTGGAAAGTTTTTGAAGAGCTTCTCTAAGGATATGGATAATCTTTTGCGATCTCTAAAGATCAAGTATCCTACCGATGAAGGTATCATTGACAGTGTTCGAGAGGCGAACAAGTTCATTTTTGACGAGAATGATATTCAGGAACAGTTCCGTTTCTTTAAGGATATGAACAGCACCGAACTGGATAAGGAATTTCGTGAGATGAATGATTTCCGCACTTCTATGCGCGGTATCAAAATCCGTGGCGTGTTTGACACCTTGAAAGAGGCACAGAACCGTGCCGATTTCCTGAAGAAGGGTGGTGACAAGTTTGATATTTTTGTTGGTCAAGTTGGTGTATGGTGCCCATGGTCGCCAAATCCCAATGATCTGGAGGATGTTCAATATGCTGAGGCCCAACTCAATACGCTGATGGCGAAATATAAGGATAATACCGTTCAAAAGGATATCTTCTTCGAGGAGCGTAAGAACGAGAAGATGGAGAAGGCCCGAGTGCAAGTTGAGAAGATGAAGTTGGATAACGCCGAACTTGCGAAAAATACTGCCACTATTGAAGACGCGGATCCTTGGCTGAAGCGTAAAGAAAACGAAGCAGTTGTATCTGATGCGGATATTGCCGGACCATCCGGATCATCTGAACCCGCTGCTTCGTCTGAAGAATAAAAGAATTCCCTCTCTTTTGAATAGAGGATACTTCCATATTATATCATATAACATAAATCGTAAAGTATGAAAGCAATAGCCGTATTTTTATTGTTTCTAGGAATGTTTCTTGTTGTGCAAGGATATTATTCAGAAAAGTATAAGTGTATAGGAGATGTGACAAAGGTAAAATATGTACCGCGTACAGTGTATGAGGAACAACTAAATCCAACAGAAAGTGTAAGCAGGCAATTCAAGAGTATGTTTGACGATATTACAGAATATCCTGCGGGTCCCAAATAAATATATCGTCATGATGGTGATCGTAATATTTTTATTTTTATTTTTATTTAGTAATATTAACTATTAAATATGTCATTAAATTTTCCTATCGCTGGTCAAGGAATTTTTGTTTTTAAACAAATCTGCCCAGCTTCAACCAGTGTTTTTCAAATATTAAATTCGGAAGGAACAAATGGGCTTAATATTCAATTTACAACGAATAGTGTTATCGTTACCGAAATTCAAACATTGAGACATTGTTATGATGCTCAAAATAATCAAGGACTTTCTACCCATAATGGAGCCTATTATTGGTTTAGTTTAGATGCCCAAAATCAACAACTCTATGCTGGTATTGGAGAAGCACGCATGGAAACAACAATCTATTCCTATTTATATCCAAATTCAGACAAAAATGAATACGAAAATACTAAGAAATTTTTGGAATCTCTAACACATATATCTTTCCCCGTAGATATTGAATGCATACGAATGGTTAAAGACCCGATCACACAGAATGTTCCATTGTTGGTAAAAAATAAAAATGAGATTACCATGGACGATATTGCTTCTGGAAAATATATGCCAGTTGCCAATCTTCCTCCCGTTTGTCAAAACCTATACAATTGTATCGCGGGAGAGAAATTTGTTCTTGATACACCTGATTTTCCAGATTTCACGCAAGCAATTGAATATAGTATTCGAACACCTGGGAAATGGTGTTATCAAAAATTATTAGACAAGAGCACTGAATTTAATCCAGATAAACCAGATTTATTAGAGACCTATCTTCGTATAACATTGGGTCAAAATAATGGTGAATCACCTGGTATTCCCTATGTTATGGAAATATGGCCCGTGGGACATTATTCGCCCATACATAGTCATGCGAATGCAAACGCTATGATTCGTGTTCTAAATGGCGAGATTAATGTAAATCTATTTCCATTCCTGTGTGGAGAAAAAGATGGAGTACCTCCGTTTGGCTTCTCTTCCTTCAAAAAGGGAGATGTTACATGGATTACACCTAATTTAAACGCAACGCACCAATTGAAAAATCTGGATACAAATACATATGCTTGTATCACAATCCAGTGCTATATGTACAGCACCGGATCAAAAACCCATTACGATTATTTTGATTATTTAGATGATACTGGAGGAATACAACAATATGAACCTGATTCTGATATGGATTTTATTCAGTTTAAAGCGAAAATTAGAGAAGAATG